GTTGTGAGACAGGCTGCTACAATAGTGTGTAATAACTACATTGTTGAATTCATTTCAGATGAAGATAGTACTACTATTGCAGGTCTGTTTATGGATGAAAAGAATTTCTACTTTCCCTATCATGGATACGCTTACCTTAATGGCCCTTGCACTAAGATAATTTTGTATCCTGATTTCCCTGAAAAAGGATGCCGCACAGGTCTTTCTTTAGACCCTAGACAGTTTTCTGTGTCTAGGATCGAAGTTAAGAGAGACTTAGGCTGTATCCATTTCCGACAAGCACCCGTTGTTGGAATGAGAAGTATTTGGACTTTAGCGAGAAGCAAAAATGAGAGAGATCCTGATTTGCCCGTCGTTTATAGAAATTTATCCGCCGTTATTAATGGTAGGAGAATGTTTATGAGCGAAGGACCTTTCAGAGCGGATTTCACTAGAAATTCTGCTCTCAATTTTCGAATCACAGAACCCGGAAAGACCCCCTACGTGGACTCTAATTTAGATTACTATTTAGTGCCCAACGGAGAAGGTTATGCCGGATACTGTGGTTATGCTTACACCGCCCCAGAAGGATCTAACAAGCCTCTGTTAGGATTGCATATGGCAAGATTAGGAGTAGATTCCCTAGTAGTAGCCATATATGCAGAAGACAGAGATCCAGTACTTCAAGCCATGCCCCGTGGCTTGGAAGAACGAATAGATCCAACTATCCCTGGTCCCGATATAAAAGGAGCCAAATTTTTCGGACGAGTTGAGGGCACTCCCACGAGTGTCAATGACAGATCTGAATATCGACCTAATTTCTCACACCCTGAGGATATGTTTGATGTTAAAGTTAAACCTAATCTCAGGATAGAAGCGAGACAAAATAGAGCTGAAGCGACATTTAATTTTGGAGTAACACCCATCACTAGATTTCCTCAACTTAAATTGCCTGATTTCTATAGAAGTTTTCACGACCAACGAAAATTAGGCCTTTGTAGAAAGCTCACTTTTGAGGAAGCACTTTTTGGTGCCCCCGAAATTAATGTTCCCTCTTTTGCAACAGCTTCAAAATTCACAGGAATGTTCTTCGACAAGCCGAAGTCTGAATTAGTAGATTTTGATAATAGAACCTACCATCCAGATTTGAAAGCTAGAGTTATGGAATATTTTGACCAAGCTCGGTTTGAGAACATCCAGCCTGTTGCTCAGCACTTCCCAAAAGATGAGCTGTTAGACAGGGCAAAAGTTTACACTGATACCCCTATGTGCAGAATAGTGAATGGACATGATTTAGCTTACAACATTGCTTTAAGAATGTTGTTTGGACATTTGATTCAAAATGTCATAGATCATGCTCTTTTCGGAGTTTGCACAATGGGTATTGACCCTGTGTCTTCAGATTGGAAATTTGTTTATGAGAAATTCAACATCCATCCCCATGGAATAGGAGGAGATCTCAGTAAACAGGAAGCCACTACAGGAGATGAATTTAAGGAAGCTTTTAAAGTTTTCATCAGATCTTGTATGGATTCCGATCCAGACTTAGACACAATTATAGACAACTTCTTAGACGGATTGAACGGATTTTATTTTCTATCTGAAGGTTTTCTATATTTTACTATGAGAGGACATTCCTCAGGACATTTGTTGACTTATTTATACAATTGTTTTCAGGTTTGGACTGCTCATAAACTCATTTTCCAAGACACTTTGCCTCAACTGATTTTTGAAGAACATGTTGCTCTTAGAGTTGGAGGAGATGATTCCATAGGAACTGTCTCTGAAGAAGCTAAGGAATTCAATATGTTATCTTTAGAAATTGGTTTTCGTAAACTATTTGGAATGAAGTATACAGGTCCAGAAAAAGATAAAAAGATTTCAGCCTTTCTTCCTAGAAATGAATGGGTCTTCTTAGGACGAGAATTTATCGTCGAAGGAGACAAGGTCATTGGAAGGCTAAGGATGGAAGCTATTTATGGAATGCTGTGTTATCATAGACCCATTAAAGGTCTTGAGAAAGCAGCTTGTATACAAATTAGAACTGACGCAGCGTTGCGCGAGTTGGTTCTTTATGGAGTGTCCACATTTAACTC